ACTAGTAAATTGCCAAATGCAGAATCATTGACTAGTAAACTACCGTCAAGCACATCTTTGACATCAAAATTACCAACAGCCCCCAATATATCTTTACCAAAGATTGGTGGAGGTACATAACAATAAATTCAACCACGATTATATTTATAATATATATGAAAAAGCAGGAACTTGTAGAAATTATAAGAACTCTAGTAAAGGAAGAAGTCAATAATGCACTTCCTCAAATTCTCATGGAAGTTTTAGCCGAAAAAATGGTGCAAAATTCCAATTCTTTATTGGAAACAAAAAATCCAATAGAGCAACAAGCTCTTCCAAGGCGAACATCGACCCCGTCGTTCGAAGGAACTGCAAAACGGGCACCAGTCCAAGCACCAAAAATTTTCACAACAAATGCAATTTTCAATCAGGTGCTAAACGAGACTGTCGGAGGAGTTCCACAAGAAGATTCATCGGCGGCACCATCTGCAATAGATGCACTGAAAAGTCTACCAAAACAAGTATTGGCAGAAAACAAGGAAGTTGCCGCTGTTGCATCTGCAATGACCAGAGATTATTCTCAACTACTGAAGGCAATCGACGCTAAAGCAAAATCTAAAAGACCGTAATGGCAACATCAACCGCACAACCTTATGGAATAACCCTACCCATAACACATGGGCCTAGTGGCTATTTTAACCAAAGTTATAGTGTGGGAGAACAAATCAAAAGCAATTTGAACTTGTTGCTAAGAACAAAAAAGGGCGAAAGAAGAATGAATCCCGAGTTTGGTTCTGGTCTATGGAATGTTTTGTTTGAAAACAACATTGAGAATATCGGTCAAATAATAGAATCAACCATCAGAAAAGATATATCAAGATGGATGAACTATGTGAATGTTGAGTCTGTTGATGTCGATAGAACCAGCGACAGTTCGCAGCATAGAATAAATGTTTCTGTGGTATATACTGTTCCTATTGTCGGAATAACAAACGAACAAACATTGCAAGTTGATATGAACACAACCAACGTATGATATTAGACACACCAAAATCATTTCAGCCGGGCAAAAAAGATGTCAAATATCTTAACAAGGATTTCTCACAGCTAAAAGCCAGCTTGGTTGAATTTACCAAAACATATTATCCAAACACATACAAGGATTTCAGTGATGCATCAACAGGAATGATGTTCATAGAAATGGCGGCATATGTTGGTGATGTGCTTTCATATTATATTGATTATCAGTTCAAGGAATCAATGTTAGTAAATGCCGAAGAACGTCAAAATATCATTGATGCAGCAAGATCGATTGGGTATAAGACAAAGCCTTCTACACCAAGTTTCACAACGTTGGATGTGTATCAGCTTGTTCCTTCAAAAATTAATGAAGACGGTACCATATCTCCAGATATGAAATATGCTCAGATCATTAAGCCGGGCATGGCGTGTAGCAGCGACTCTGGTGTACCATTTCTTACCAGCGTACCTGTTGATTTCACCGTTGACACAAAAAATGATCCATTGGAAATATCAGTTTATCAAAGAAATGCTGCCGGCCAGCCTGAATTTTATGTGTTGAAAAAGACAGTAAGTGCATTTTCTGGTCAAATATCAACGGCCACAATTTCAGTTTCATCTCCTGTTCCATTTTTCAAAGTAAATCTTTCGGATACAAACGTTATTGAAGTAATGGATGTATATGACTCTGACGGCAATAGATGGTATGAAACAGATTATCTTGCACAAGATCTTGTTCCTATTGAAAGTGAGAATATATTCAAGAATGACTCTGCGTTGTCAACATATCGTGATACTGTTCCATTTCTACTAAAATATTTAAGAACGCCAAAAAGATTTGTGACAGGAGTAAGTGCGGACAACACAACATTTTTGGAATTTGGTTCAGGTACAAATGTTTCTGATGATGAAATTATTATTCCAAATGTTTATACAGTTGGAAAAGTATCAACATTCAAAAATGAAACGGCGACATATGATCCATCAAACTTTCTTTCATCAAGAGCATTTGGCCAAGCTCCATCCAACACATCATTGACAGTTCGTTATGTTACTGGTGGAGGAATTACCAGCAACGTTAATGCAAATTCCATAAAGAATGTCACGGCAGTTGATTTTTTTGGTGATATAACAGAGCTTCCTGTGTTTGAACAGAATTTGACCACGTTGGTTAGAAAGTCCATAAAGGTGAACAATCCATCTCCAGCCACAGGCGGTCGTAATTCTGAAACAAATGATGAAATAAGAAACAATGCTCTTGCCAGTGTGGCGGCACAGGGCAGAGCAGTGACACAAAAAGATTATGTTATTAGAGCATATGCAATGCCTTCAAAGTTCGGATCGGTTGCAAAAGCATGGGCAGTATCAGATGCGCAATTAAATCCGCAAAATATCCAAACACAGCCAGAGTCCAGTGTAACAAGTTCGCTTTCTCCATCTGCCACAAACAACAAAACATTACAGGCTTCAAATACATTTGCCATAAATCTTTATTTGCTTGGATACAATACAAATCAGAACTTGATAACAACCAATGAGGCGATTCGTCAAAATCTCAAGAACTATTTGAACCAGTATCGCATGCTTACAGACAGCGTCAATCTTCTTGATGGATATATCATTAATATCGGCGTGGACTTTACTATCATAGCATACAAGAACTACAACAAGAGAGAAGTATTGGCAAACTGCATATCACTTGTGCAGAAATTCTTTGATATCAACAATGTTCAGTTTTCTCAGCCAATCAATTTAAGCAGACTTGAATTGGAAATTGCGAAAGTTGATGGAGTTCAGTCCGTATCTTCATTGAAGATCAAGAATCTTACATTGCGCGATGGTGATTATTCTCCATACGAATATAACATCGAAAAAGCCACACTTGACAAGGTGGTATATCCTTCCATAGATCCTAGTGTGTTTGAGGTGAAATTCCCATCAAAGGACATAGTAGGCCGCGTAAGTTGATAATTAACACTATGCACTATTTTTCATATCCAAGCAAAGACGCATACATAAGTAACGACCCTGCATATATTACCAAGAATACTGGGTTGGATGAAATTTTGGAAGTTGAAAAGAGAATTTCGTACAACAGTTGTGCCAGCTTGGGTTCATATATCATCGAAGTTGGATACACCAGTTCAAGTATTGAACTTCTCAGTGGTTCAATGTCCGCATCTTATAATTCTGGATCAACGGATCCAAGAGTTGTATCAAGTTCGTATGTGTACAAGAACTCTCCATCGGCTGGTGCAGTGTTATCAAGAGCACTTCTTCATTTTGATTTGTCAACGATTTCAGCATCATTGGCATCAAGCGATCCAAATAAGCCAGTAAATCCAAGGTTTTATCTCAATCTAAAAATATGTGAAAGTATAGAAGTTCCTACCAAATATTCATTGGCGGCATATCCAATATCTCAATCATGGATAATGGGAACGGGATACAAGTATGATGGAACGGCAACAGCTGATGGTGTCACATGGAAATTCTCTGACGGATATATTGAAAAGTGGGTAAGTGGATCATTGGTTGATTGCACGGGTGGTGGAAATTGGTGGGTAACTTCAAGTTTAGTCAGCGGTTCTGTTGTTGGAGTTGTTGGCAGTGGCTCTGGCTATGTTCAACCATCATATGAGAATTGGTATTTTACATCAAGCACCGTCCCAACAACAGGATCATATGGCGCTGGACAAACTTTTGATTATGAGAGTGGAGATGTCAGAATGGATATTTCCAACATGGTGTATGCTTGGTTGAGTGGATCATTGGTCAATAATGGATTGATTTTGATGCACGGCGATGAATCAAGTTCTATTGATTATGGATCATTGAAATTCTTCAGCAAAGAAACCAACACAGTACATTCTCCATATTTGGATATGTCTTGGCATAATTCTGTGTTTATTACAGGAAGCACAGATCCAATTCAGATAAAAGACTGTGTTGTGAACATGAAAAATATGTCGGCGGAATACAAGTTTGGATCCATTGTAAGAATGGATGTGACGGCAAGAAAGCGTTATCCAGTAAAAACATTCACCAACAAAGCATCCGATTATCTGTTCCCATACTATCTACCATCATCAAGCTATTATCAAATCAAGGACGCAGAAAGCGAAGAAACAATCATCCCATACGACGATTATACAAGACTAAGTTTTAACGGTAGTGGAAATTATTTCATGTTGGATACCAGCGGACTTCCAATGGAAAGATATTTCAAAGTGGAAATTCGTACTGAACAAAGCGGCTCTGTTTTGACCTTCCCAGTTCCAACTGCATTCAAAGTTTCTAGATGAACGCAAATCCATATCTATCAGGATACAATCAAGATGACATACAAAAGCTATATCAGAGTGGTTCAATCATTCCGAATATAGACGAGTATGGCAATCTTGTGATTGAGAATACAAAAGGAAAGTTGTATTCATCCGCCATAACCATTCCATTGGAAAACGCGGTGTATGTTCCTGCCAAAGTAGAAACAAAAAACTCTGTGCAATTTACTGAACTATGAATCTAACGGATATAAAGTACATATCTTCATCAACATCCTCTCTTGGGTTTGGGTCTGTGTTTACAAAGGAAGATCTGTCATTTTACACAGAAGATATACGATTCCACAATTTTCCATTTGGAGAAAGTGACAATGATTATGTCAAATTCTCTGTTTATAATTTTGATGATACACCAGTCACATCGTCGTTTGTATATTTCAACGGAACATACAAGGATTACACTCAATCGTTCTATGATGTAAGAAACAACTATATCACATACGAATATAAGAAGTTCAATTCAAATGCTCCTATATTTGTATCCGAGACCAGTTCTCTCTTCTTTGATGTATCGACTGCAATGCGTAATTTGAATGTTTCGGATGGAAACTACAAAGTTACCATAGAACTTTTAAGAAACGTTGTTGGATCTGAATCTCCAACTGATAAATTATTGATCGACACAATCTCTAACAGCAGAGATGAAATTGCACTAATTCCAAAAAATCTAGCGGGGATTAATGACACTATCAACACCGAGTTTGATATTTTCTCCAATGAACAAGTTCAAGTCAAAGAAGTATGCGAGAGACTTCTGAATTCAATAGCATCCCCAGAAATATACACAATATATTACGCCGCTAAAAAGCAAGATTCAAATGGCGCTGAATTGCTAAAATTCTATTACGGCTTCACCAATAGAGCACAAGAGTCCAGTTCTGATTTGGATGTGATATCATTCATCACCGATGTTTATTATGGCGTAAGAAAAGGAAATCTTCGTAGCAATGGTCAAGTAGCCGTCAATGATATTCTTGGTATTTACGACCAGTTCAAAAATTGGTTGTATAGCAATTATGAAACGGGTGTCACATTCCAAGACATACGTGACTATTATTACAGTCTATTCAAGTTTATTGTTGATCAGGAGTTGAACAGAATAACAAATTCCAAGCCGCAGGAATATGATAAGATCATAGATTTCCTACAGGTCATATACTACAATTCCATCTTTTATCCAAGCATGTATGGAATTCAGGTCAAGACCGAGGTCGATTTGTTTGGATACTTCAAAAATGTATTGAATTTTGGTGGTGGAGAAGTTTCCATTTTAAGCAGAAAGATAATTCCATCAACCGATCCAAAATTCCACAACAAGTTGGCGCTAAAATTATCGGCACCAATTCCACCCGATGTAAAGGTCGGAGATGATGCTTGGATAACAAACAACTTTGGTTTCCTACCAATTGTTCAAAACCTATATTACTTTACTTCAAATGTAATACAGACCATACCTTTGCGCGGACCAAATTTCTTGGTAAGAATCGAAAGTCAGGGAAATTCAACCGAGGCACTTTCAATGGAGCAATTGATTGCCCAAACAGGCAGTGCATATAATGAAATGCTTTCAAAAATTCTTGCTCCGTCGCAGACCATAGTTGACAACACCAACTATAGAAGTTTTGAAAATTTCATAAACTTTTCTTCTGCTAAATTAAGAGTTGATGCTTTTGCTGTAAAGAATTCAAAGATTGACGACTTATATGCAAACATAGCCGAGTTGCAGCAGAAGATAGATGAAAATCCAAATGATCAATTTTATATCAAGGAAAAGACCGACGCCAACAATGAAATAGACACATTGGAAACGTCAATGGATGGTTATGAAAAATTCCTATATAACAACCCAGCGTGGTACACAGATCATGATGCTTCGGCTTCACTGTTTGATCGTAATAACGGAAATTCTTTGATCAATAATCTTCCTCAGTTTATAGTGGAGGATGCGGAGCAGAATCAGGATTATATTCTGTTTGTGGGAATGATTGGTCATTTTTTCGACAACATTTCGTTGTTGATTAAACAGATCACAGAAAAGAATAATTATTCCAGCAGTCCAAACTATGGAATATCAGTTGATATCGTAGAAGATATGCTATCGTCTTTGGGTTGGGACGCTGAAATTTCAAAGGAAAATCTTCCATTGCTTCTTTCCAATTTTTCGCAGAATGATTTTGATATGGATAGCAGCCTTTATGAATTGTCCAGATCAATATCAGAAAAGCAGAGAAACCAGATAATATGGAAGAGAATACTCAACACACTTCCTTACATATACAAGACAAAGGGAACAGAAGCTTCACTCTCATCACTATTGTCATGCTTCGGCATTCCAAAGAACATCATCAAGCTCAAGGAATATGGTGGAATACAAGATGCTCACAATCTTCAAGACACCACATTATATGTGTTGGATGAAGTAAAATACGAGCCATACTTCAGTGGAAGTGGAGAATATTTCAAGTTCAATTGGACAGGTAGCGCACAAACACTTGAACTTAATTTCTCATTTGATCCAACCAACACGAGCACAGCTGGAAATGTATTCAGACTTGTGAACTGCCCAAACAGTTGGGTGGTTGGCGTATACAGAGACAAGGGTAAGGATTGGGGAAGATTGTTTTTTAGCATAGATAATGGCGGTGGAAATGTTAAGACCATAATGACGGACAAAGCTCCGTTCTTTGATGGAAACACATATCATGCAATGGTTCGTCGCAATGATGCCACGGTCAATTATTCATTGTATGGATTCACGGAAAGTCAAGTTGATCAATATCCTATAAAGTATGACATCATCGCGCAGCGAGCAGAAGATGCCAGAATAACATTTGAAGCAACTGCCAGCCAATACTTAAGCGGAAGCTACAACACTCAATTTAGGTCTGGTTCATTTGTTTATGTAGGAAACTACAATCAAAACACCGCATCACTTAATGTTGATCCAGAAGCATTTTTTGGAAACATTGATGAAATAAAGATGTGGGAATTGCCTTTGGACGATGGTAGATTCGAAAGTCACACATTGCATCAAAGTTCATATGACGGCAATTCACCAGAAAAGATGATAGCAGAAAATCTGGTTAGAATTTCATTTGAAAGACCGGTTGATCTGCACGACGCAAGCACCAGTGCATCATTGAATAATCTTGCATTCAGAAAAGACTTTCCAACATTCACCGCATTCAATTTCCCAGAAAACCTTGTTACCGCAGTTCAAAATACAGAATGCGATCCTTCAATGATAGCGGGATTTCCATATCAGTTCAGCAGGAAAGATACTCGCCAAACGGTAAAACTTCCAGATTATGGATCAAGCAAATTCAGAAGCAACAAAATCAATTATGTTGATCAGGAACTTGTATCTCCTCTTTCATCAACCGAAAGATCTTCACTACAATCCAGCCAGCTTGTTTCTGTTGATTCAAATCGCTTGGGACTATTCTTCTCGCCATCTGAGATTCAAAACACAGAAATCATAAAATTCTTTGGTGAATATCCACTCAGTGAACTGATTGGTGACCCATCAACTGTATATGAATCATCGTATACAAGATTTGAAAAGTTCAGACAAATATTCTATGATCAAGGTTTTGGCAACATAGATTATCAGTTCTTCATGAACATTGTTCGATTCTATTTCGACAAGGCGATGTTCAAATATATTCGTTCAATAGTTCCAGCCAGAGCAACGCTTGTTGATGGTATATTAGTCGAGCCTTCTATCCTTGAAAGACCAAAGATTGCACTCAAGCCGTTGGTAAGGGAAAATATTCCACAAAAGGAAGCGCCAATCGACGCCAAAAGAAACATACAAGCTATTCAATCGCCAAAATTGGAAGATTCATTGGATGTAAGAACAGCGGGAAGATCTATATTGAACGATGTCAATCAGGTGTTCTTCCCAACCGACGCAGATCAATATGGATTTGCGGTTTATTCCGATAATGGAATAACATACTACAACGGCGATTATTATCGCGCCGACATACTAACAGTCAAAAAGCAATATCAAATACACAACAAGTACAATCTTCCAAAAAATGAATTGAACGATTATGAGAAGAATGTGAATTTAAACGGAACAGTACAGACCGTCACATCGTCGTATCAAAAAATCAATTTGGCAAAGCTACCTGTGCTTACGGAATACACCATTGACTGCTCGTTGATACAACCATCCACCTTCAGCGGAAGTATTAGTTTTGATCCGGGAAGTGGAAACGGTTATTACTATACCAACGTGTCATCCAGTCACACCATAGACGGTATCATCACAGGAAAAATAATTGGATCGTCTGGAGAAGGGATTATACAGAGTCCCGGCATAAGAATTCGTGCCACATATGTTTCGGCATATCCACTTCAATACGGCGGTGGATTTACAAACATAGGCGGAACTTGGTATTTCAATGGAACCATAGACGGATTTATTCCCGCCACAATAAACTTAACAAAATTCTCCACAACATTCTATACAACCGATGGAAGTTCTATATTTGATTCTTTCAGATATTTGACACAAGGTCCATTCTTTGGACCATTGGCATCTGCATTTGATTACAGAAAAGCATATAGCATGCAAAACTATCCATATAACGCAATATTGCTTAATGGATATTTCTCCAACCATTACAAATACAGCAATCAGCAGTTCTCTCTGAAGGAAATAAACTCCTACGACAACACAAACACTCGGTTTAAATGGAAAAAAGGAAGCCAGAATAAAAAAACTACGGTAGATCCAACTACTGGGCTATTGGACAATACTGATCCAATCGAAACAAAAACGGTCTAAAAATAGTAAAAAAAGTATTTAGATATATATTTATTGAGAAAGTAACACTATATGGCGTATATCAATAATGAGATTATTACCGTGGATGCGGTGCTGACAAAGAAGGGTAGAGAACTACTCGCGGCAAATGGCGGTTTAAATATTACGTCATATGCTTTGGCCGACGACGAGATTGACTATCGTTTGTATCAACCAAACCACCCACAGGGTTCTGCCTATTATGACTTGGCAATCCGCAATACGCCAGTATTTGAAGCTTTCACGGATGAAACACAATTGCTCAAATATAAATTAGTGACACTGCCTTCTGGTCAAACATCTATTCCTATCATCTCTCTTGGCCAAAGTGCAATTTATGTGGACAAGGATTACAAGGGAGAAGTTGTTATTGTTCCTTCGACAAATCCAGTATACAATACAACACTTGGATATACAGCAATTTTGGCAAACAAGTCTGCCGGAACAATAATCGGAGAACAACTACAAAACGTCACCAACGCAACAATTCCAACATTCATTGGCGACGTATCGTCCACCACTGCGCAAGTCAGCTTGGGTCTACGTTTCCGTTTTGTTCCAAATTCATCACTAACACAAACGCTATCAACAAATCTTACTGTGATAGGTAATGAAAGTGGTGGATCAGTCACGATCCCAGTGACGGTGACAGTAAAAGGTTCATCAACGTCTTAATAATTTAACGCCATGATTTTCAATCAATTTGATACAACCGATATAGTGGCAGGAAGAACACAGCCAGTTTCTACTGGACTATGGAGCGACGGAACTTCCAGTTGGGATTCTTTTTACACCAGCAGTCGTCAAACTCAACAGTCCTCTTCGGTGTACGAACCACTGAACGGATTGTATTATACCAATGTGTATGACTATCCAACAGGATCGGCTGACTCAGATATTTATTTCTCAATTTCTTACGGTCATTATGCTGGTTCTGGATCTTCTGCCTTTGACACAGGTTCTTCACAAGGAAGTTTGATATTTCCAACCAAGGCAATTTACAATCAATACAGAAACTTATTGTTGGCACCCGGTGATTCAAGGTTCACATTCGTGACATCATCAGTTTCAGGTTCTGGTGTTGAATCGGACGATATTTACGCCATCTCATTTAGAAATGCAAAGTACAAGGATCGTTTGGATCCGGGTCAATTTGAAATGACATTAAGTGGATCTGGTGTAGGTGGTGTTGCCACAAGAATTACAGTAATTGATGATTCTCGTGACAATCCAGACACAGGTGTTCAAAGTGGCGGTAAGAGATATAATCTTATAGTCGGTACACTTAGTGCAGGTGCCGCCCAAACAAGAAATTATCAGGGCATTGGACTGATGTATCCAGATCTCGGTATTATCATCTTGAATCCAAGTAAGGTCCATGAACTCATCGGAAAAGTTGATGGCTATTCATTATATTGGAACAGTTCAACAAATGAATGGGGTGCTCAATTTGCAAGAATGAATTCACTGCTTTTCAAAGCTATACAGCTGGGCGCACCGTTTGGAAGTATGAAGGCGAGGGTGACGGAATATGTACCCGCTCGACATTTCTTTGTGCGAGTGAAAAATCAGGAATACAACTATAGTAACAATCCTACATTTGTAATTTCCGAGAACGATAATCCATCAAATTCTCAGGATATTGGAAAATTAAGATTTACTGATTTTTACACCAATCCAAAGGTGTATATTACCACCGTTGGTTTGTATAATGACAACAATGACCTTGTTGCCGTTGCGAAGTTGAGTCAGCCATTGCTGAAAGACTTCACCAACGAATGCTTAATCAAGATCAAGATAGATGTGTGATTGAGTGGGTAAATCCCGCTGTAGACAAATATTTATGTCTATATGATTAAGCAGTTTTCTGCGGGAGATATCACAGTCAGACCATTCAGCACGTTCAAGAATTGGACAGTGCAGAGTATTGACTCATCTTCTGTAGATAAGTATGGGTTTCCTACTTATTATAATAATCGTTGTGAGGTGAATTATGGCATCAGAACGAGTGCTTCATTTTTTCCATCAGGCAGCGTGTATTGGCAAGCCAGTATAGATCCAATAAACACATCTGGAAAATATGCCAGAAACATATGGAACCTGACTGATGCCATGTTCTACAAGAATTCAAGCGAACCAACAAAGATATTTGGTGTAGAATATTATACTCAAGATCCAGAGACGGGAAAAAAGGAAGTAAGAAAAATTGGAGATAGAATCGTAACATTGAACTTGAAGCATAATGTTTGGGGAGAAAAAATTGTTCCAAACACTGTGCAAATTGTTGATGATTCAAATCCAAATGATACATTGTATGTGTTTGATGATGGATACACAAATCTTTATGCAACAGGTGGACATTTTCCATCTGCTGAAGAAATTGGTTCAGTAAGAGAATATTTGGCCACACCATATTGGGTAACATCAAGTGGACAATTTTATGTGGTATTCAACAACGGAACAACCCAATCGGTTGATTTGACCAACGCCAAGCAATATATGGCAATGGGCCAGCAGGTGGTTTATGTTGAACCAGAAAGCGGATCTTGGGCGTGGGATACATCCACCCATCAGGATATTTTCCAAGTTGATAATGAGCATTTTGGTGAAGCAGTAAGCACATGGAGAAATTATTTGGCCGTTGGTTCGAGTATGGATGACTATAGTATGTCTGACAAAAGATTGGGATATGCGTCCATATTCAAGTATGATGAGAACACGGACTCGCACAGATTGATCAAGAAGATAAATTTTCCATTCACACAAAGTGGCGCGACAATATTCGAGGACAGTTTTGGATCATCAATTGCAATAAGAGATAATTTCTTGGCAGTTGGTTCACCTACTGGTTCTGGTTGCAGTGTGTATAAATACCCGGGATATGTTTGTGTATATGACAAGAACAAGGGAGGACCAGACCACTGGGGTATTGTGAATCTTATACGCGGTTATAGCGACGGAGATAAATTTGGAACTTCTGTTGCTATTGATGATGATATTTTGGCAGTTGGAGCACCGGGATACAGCGGAAGTATTGGCGCGGTTTATGTTTTCAGAAAGAAAAGATACATGGACGCAGAATATCCATGCCAGAACATAAACACAGGTTCATATTGGAAACAGGTAACTACAGTGGAAGAGTTTTGCAAGGAAATGGCCACGAGTTCATACTATGCAACACAAAGTTATGTTCCAACATTTGTGTCTGGAAATTATACATGGGAACATGAAACTACATTGACTTCAAGTGTAGGAGCATCGGGTGACAATTTTGGATATTGTGTTTCAGTTGATATGAATCAATTGATTGTGGGCACAAACAAAACTGGAGCTGGGTATGCTACATTGTTTACCTGCTCTTATTCATCCGCTTCTGCGGAAGCATGTCCAACTGCATCTTGGTATCAAGTTCAAAGATTTTATGGTGATTCAACCACTGGAGATTTAGACATATCAAAACCAGAATATTCTGTTGATGTCACTTCGACCATAACATCAAACAGATTTGGAAGAAGTGTATCGATAAGCAACAAGAACTTGGTGATAGGTTGTCAATATGACAAAGCATATATTCCATATTATGGATACACAGGTAGCGCGGCTATTCTTGGTGCAGCTTATTTCTATCATTATGGTTATGTTGCAGAATGCTTATCTAATCAATTTCATTTAGTGACAAAGACATTTGGAAATAGAGACTATTTGGTAGATAATAATTTTGCCAAAGCGGTTTCTGTGGATGGCACAACTGCTGTTGTATCATCTATTCCAGATACACTAGGAAGAACAGTCGAATTCAGCGGATCATATATTTTGGAAAATTATGCATATGCATCCACGGGATCGGCGGATGAAGTTCTTGGTAGAGTGTTGATATACAATTACGATTATACTGGAAACAAGTGGATCAAAACGGGTGAACTTCGTCGCAATAAAGAAAAAAGCCATCCATACAACATATATGGATATTCTGTTTCTGTTTCATCAGATTTTTTGGCAGTAGGTGGTCCACTTGTAAACATCATAACAGGGTCATCATACTCAAGCAGCATAAATGAATCGTCACAGTCGCTGTATATGCCATCAACATACTCTGGATCTGCGTATCTTTATGATCTTCGCAAGTATGAACAAAATCCTCACATCGGAAATGTGTTTTACAAGAACGGATATTTTGTCGTAACAAATACAGGATCAAATTACACAAACATGCTGATGGGAACTGGTTCGCGTGGGTTTGAATTAAATTATCGTGGTACACATACCATATTTGAACATGAATATTTGGTATCAGTAAGACCCGGAGAATTCAATTATAGTACAAATCCATCATCGTTGGCCCAATATCCAATGGCATTTGATGTGAATGGAGACGGTGTTGTTGATACCAAGGATGTTGATCTTGTAATGCGTTATCTGCGCATGAAGAAATTCTATGCGGATTTTGTGTATGATGTTGATGGCATCATATTGGAACAGGACACACTCACTGATTATAGTTGGTGGGCAAATGATCTGTTGCAAACAGAAGCGGAAGACGTTCTTCAACAAGAAAGCAGTTATGCCGCTTCAATGACAACATCATCATTTGATGCATTTACCAAAGCGGCGTATGATTATATCGAGAAAAATCTAGACAAAACTGGTATATTGGACATTGATGGAAATGGAGAGATCAATCTCAATGATGGATATTTGTTTGCGCTATATGTATTGCAACAATTAAATCCAACATCAATTGCACCATATATTGACGCAGACTCAACGCGCAAATATGTGGTAGATATTCAAAAATATTTAGACAAGTATTGCGGCAATGACACAAAGAGCACAAACCCAGAGTTCCTAAATTATCAATATAGCTCATCATATGATGCCACGGGTTCTTTCCTTGCCCCATATATAACAACAATTGGGTTGTATCAGGACAATCAGCTTGTTGCAGTAGGTAAACTTGGCCGTCCTATCAAGAATTTAATTGATTGGCCAGTCAATATTGTCGTCCGTTTTGACACATAACTTTATATTTATAATTAACAATAGGAGATATATATGCCAGAACTACCATCCATTCAAAGAACATCGTTGATAACCGACCTAAAAACAAGATATGACCAAGCCAAAGATTTGGCAAATGTCGGCGGCGGCAGTGCCAAAGATACTGGGAATGTTGCCACAAATGTAATTGATAATACAGCAGTTGGTCAAGGTAGAGAATGGGCACAAAAGGAGTTCAGATTAAAGGCAGGTAAGGGCGCAACCAGTTTTACAGAAAATGGTCTACAATATTCGACCAATGTATTAAAAGTAAACACTTCAAAGTACGCACCAAGCGGACGCTTGTAAGTTAAATAAAAATGGTTATATGAAGGTATTGGGACTTGATCTCTCAACCGCGACTTGTGGTTGGGCTGTAACAGAAAATAAGATTATTCTTGGTTCCGGATTTGTTGATATTTCCGATGTAGAAGATTATGCTACAAAAGCCGATCTTATTATAAAAGCACTCATCGGTTTTTCTTTTGATAAAATAATGATTGAGGAGAGTTTGTTTGGATTTGCTGGTGGAGGTACATCTCAACAAGTTATTATCAAGCTGGTCAAAAACAAGGCAGTAATAGGCTATATACTTGAAAACTATTACAAAGTGAAGGTAGAGTCCATACATGCCCAAACAGCAAGAAAGAAAGCTCTGGGTGCCGCCAGAATCAAAGGAGTCAAACCCAAGGTGTTTGTTAAAGAAAGTATTGAACGAATGTATGATATGACCCCTTGGACCGTTCTTAATAAAAAAGGAAATGAAGAAAAAAGGATGGAAGATGTGCGAGATGCTATAGTGCTTTCTTTGGCGGGCTGATATTTATTAATATAAACTTTAAAATATATCATATGACAAAGAGTGAACTAAAACAACTTATCAGAGAAACAATTGAAGAACAAACGTTGGATCGCG